AACAAGGCAATGATTTATATCCTGGCAAAGGATACGCCCCAACCTATCTTAAATCACTTAATAATGAGCTTAATGCAATTATGAACTATGCCGTACGCTATTATAAGCTATCATACAATCCTTGCGAACGTGCTGGCAGCATGGGAAAAGGTGAGGCTGATGCTATGCAGATATGGACACTGGATCAGTATGAGCAGTTTATCAGCTATGCAGATAAATCTGGTGCAAAAGTAGCATTTGACATACTATTCTGGACCGGCATAAGAGAAGGAGAACTTCTTGCACTCACTCCTGCCGATTTCCATAATGACTTAAAACTTAATATAGATAAGAACTTTGTTGTGCTTAATGGTGAATATATAATCAAAGAGCCTAAGAATGAATCAAGTATA